ATGTGTGGCCAACGCCTCCCGGCTGTGCGGCCAGCGCACGTCCTCGGCACTGACCACTCGCCTTCAACGCTACCTGTGTGTGTCCTCCGAGAGCGCCGCACCACCCACAGCCGACCACTCGCCCGCAAGAGCCAAGTGCTCAAAACCCCTGCGCCCCAGGGGGTTTCATATCTCTGTGCTCACAGCACAAAGACCGGCGGCCCCTGCGGTACGCAAAAATCGGATTTCAAAGGCCCTATTAACCCCTGTTAACCACTAACTTCCCACAGTGGTCACCGATCTTGCCATGGGTGGCAAACCTCCTGCAAACAGGGCATTCTGAGGATCATCAGCGCGATCTCCGGGATGCCCGACCGACCCGGCGTTGTTTGATTTCTGTTCACAAGATTTCAAATGAAATCAAAGAAATCAAACAGCGCCTTTTCTTATCTGCCCCCACTGTGGTTGACGTGGTGGGGGAGCGAATTCGACCGCGCCCTTGGCGCAGAAAGGATACACAGTATGGCTAAAGACGGAACCAGACGGGGTGGCGCACGGCCCGGGGCGGGTCGTAAGCGTAAGCCCCTTGCAGCCAAGATCGCCGAGGGGAAGAACGCCACAGCCCTTGCCCTTCCCGAAGCCGATCCCTTTAACGGCCCTGAGATCAGTGAGATCAAGGATTACCTGTCCCGCGAGCAACGCATGGGTCAGCTTTACGGCAAGGAAATCTTTGAGCAGATGGTAGGCTGGCTGCGTGAGCGCAATGCCGCACACCTGATCAGCCCCCACCTGCTTGAGCAGTACAGCATGGCCATGGCTCGTTGGATTCAGATCGAGAACGTGACGAGCGAGGTCGGCTTGGTCTCCAAGCATCCCACGACTGGCGCGATGATCGGCAGTCCGTTCGTCACCATGGCCCAGGGCTATCTGAAACAGGCCAACATGCTGTTCCAGCAGATTTTCTCCATCGTGGCCGCCAACAGCACCGAGCTGGTCACGGGCAACCCGCAGGATGACATGATGGAGAGGCTGCTGACCTCTTAATCAATACAACCAGCCAACAGTAAAGCTGACAGAGCGTCACAACATCGCCCTAAATTAAGGGCGAAGTTGGATGGATTGGAGATGATGCCAATGGTCTACACCCCCACCCATTTCATGGCTGAAACCAGCCACTATGACAAGGCCCGCGCCGACCGCGCTGTGGCCTTTATTCAGTCTTTGAAGCACACGAAGGGTGAGTTCTACAACCGCCCTTTCCTGCTTCTCCCCTGGCAGGAGACTATCATCCGCGACCTGTTCGGGGTGGTGAAGGAAGATGGGACCAGGCAGTTTCGGCAAGCGATTGCATTCTGTGCCAAGAAGAACGGGAAGACAGAGCTAGCTGCCGCCATTGCGCTCTACCTTCTCTGCGCCGATGGCGAGCAACGCGCGGAAATCTACGGCGCTGCGGCTGACCGGCAGATGGCCAGCCTCGTCTTCAACGTGGCGGCAGACATGATCCGTTTGTCCCCGGCGTTGCGCAAGAGGTGTAAGATTCTGGATTCGAGGAAGCGGATCATCTACGAGCCGACCAATTCCTTCTATCAGGTGCTATCCTCCGACGCTGATCGCGCCCACGGCGTCTCTGCCCACGGGGTTATCGTTGACGAGATTCACGTCCAGAAGAATCCCGATCTGTACAACGTGCTGACCAAGGGTAGTGGTGATGCTCGCCGCCAACCCCTCCAGTTCATCATCAGTACCGCCGGGGACAACGTTCACAGCATCGGCTTTGAGTTGTTCCAGAAGGCCAAGGACCTGATCGATGGGCGCAAGACCGACCCGACGATCTATCCCGTCGTCTATGCCGCCAATCCCGAGGATGATTGGACGGATCCGGAAGTGTGGAAGAAGGCCAACCCATCCCTGGGCGCGACCTTCTCCATCGATAAGCTACGAGAAGCCTGCGAGAGCGCGAAGCAGAACCCCTCCGAGGAGAACGTGTTCAAAACGCTGCGCTTGAACATTTGGGTGCACCAGGCTGTGCGTTGGATGCCGATGGCCAAGTGGGATGCGTGTGCGAAGCCCTTTTTTTCTCCGGAGAGCTTAAGGGGCCGTCCTTGCTACGCTGGCTTGGACCTATCCTCGACGCAAGACCTCACCGCCCTGGTGCTGGTCTTCCCGCCAATCACCGAGGACGAGCCCTACAAGGTTCTGCCCTTCGCCTGGGTGCCGGAGGAGACCATTGCACAGCGATCCCGCCGCGATCATGTCAACTATGGACTGTGGCGCAAGCAGGGCTACATCCTGGCGACGGAAGGCAATGTCGTGGATTACAGCGCGATCGAGGCGAAGATCATGGAATTGAGGGAACTCTACGACATCCGCGAGGTCGCATATGACCGCTGGAACGCCCAGATGCTTATACAGCACCTTGCTGATGAAGGGATGACGGTAGTCCCCTTCGGCCAGGGCTTCATCTCCATGTCGCCGCCGACGAAGGAGCTTATGCGGCTCGTCCTGGAAGGAAAGATAGCCCATAACGGCCATCCTGTCTTGCGGTGGTGCGCCGACAACATCGTTGTCCAAACCGATCCTGCGGGCAACATCAAGATCAACAAAGGCAAGGCCACAGAAAAGGTAGACCTTGCCGTAGCACTGGTCATGGCGTTGGATCGCACGGTCAGGAATGAACAGGCTTCCAGGTCAGTGTATGAGGATCGGGGAGTGCTGGTGATTTAGCAACCCAACCTTACCGATGCTTCTTAGCGTGACTTGCTCACAAGGAGCTGGAAGCCCCTTCGCCCTGGTAACGCGATAAAGCTCGGAAGGCAAAGAAAACAGCGGCCACTGCCGCCGTCCAGTATTAGCACATAGTGCTAATACCACGGCTGACCTTCATTTTCCTGCCATCAAATGGCAGAGGCACAAAATTTACAATCGGTGCGGCGATTCAAGGCCGTGTGGAAATTGGCGCCGCGCCGGGAAAGGACAATACCATGAGCATCTTCAGTAGATTCCGTGGGCGTCTTCCCACGAACAGCATCGCCGGGTCCGCCTGGCGATTCAACCTCGGCGGCACTCTGGCTGGCAAAAACGTCACCGAGCGCACGGCCATGCAGATGACCGCCGTTTATGCCTGTGTAAGGATACTGGCAGAGTCTATAGCTGGCCTTCCCCTTCACCTTTACCGATACAAAGGACAGGGCAAGGAGAAAGCCCTGGACCATCCCCTCTACACTCTTCTCCACGACGAACCCAACCCGGAGATGACCAGCTTCGTGTTCCGAGAGACGTTGATGTGTCACCTATTGTTGTGGGGTAATGGTTACGCACAAGTGATCAGGAATGGCAAGGGGGAGGTCACAGCCTTGTATCCGTTGCTGCCGAGCCGCATGACCGTGGATAGAGATGAACGCGGCCAGCTTTTCTATCGGTATCAGCGGGGAGGGGATGAAGCGGCTGGCGGGAAAGTGGCAAAGCAGGAAACGGTGATCCTGCTCCCTTCGGACGTTCTCCACATCCCCGGTCTGGGCTTTGATGGGTTGGTGGGCTATAGCCCCATCGCGATGAGTAAGAACGCCATCGGCTTGGCCATTGCCGCCGAGGAATATGGAAGCAAGTTCTTCGCCAACGGTGCGGCCCCGGCAGGTGTGTTGGAAACGCCTACGCTGATAAAGGACGTCAGTAAATTGCGCGATTCATGGAACGAAGTGTATGGCGGTAGCAGAAATGCTGGCAAAATCGCCATCCTCGAGCAGGGCGTCACCTTCAAGCCCATCTCCATGTCTCCGCAGGACAGCCAGCTCCTGGAAACGCGCAAGTACCAGCTGGACGAAATCGCCCGTATCTTCCGCATCCCGCCGCACATGATCGGCGATTTGGAGAAATCAAGCTTCAACAATATCGAGCAAGAAGCTCTCGAATTTGTGAAGTATACACTCGGACCGTGGGTGTGTAGGTGGGAACAGTCGCTGTCGCGGGCGCTGCTTAATCCGACGGAAAAGAGTCAGATGTTCATCCGCTTCAATGTGGATGGCTTGCTGCGCGGCGACTATAAAAGCCGCATGGAGGGCTACGCCATAGGTCGCCAGAACGGTTGGATGAGCGCCAACGACATTCGGGAATTGGAGAATCAAGACCTCATCCCCGCTGAAGCTGGCGGTGATCTGCTCCTGGTCAACGGAAACATGCTGCCCCTGAGCATGGCGGGGGCGTATGTCAAACAATCCACGTCCACGGGGGAGCAGAGCAACACCACGCCATCTGTCGATGGCAGGAAGGATGTAAAGTATGGAACGATTCTGGAATTGGACAAAAACTGCGGCTGATGACAACGGTGAGCAGCGCACCCTCCATCTGGAGGGGATCATAGC